CAAGGTGCAGAAGCGGCGGGCCTACCGCGAGCCCCCGGTGGCGACCTTTACCCACTGGAGCGTGCCCCGGGTACGGGGGGCGCTTTTGCTCCTCGAGCAGGGCGACTTCTACGAGGCCGCCCTGCTCGCCGACCAGATGCTCCGGGATGACCGCATCGCGGCGGTGCTCGACACCCGTGTGAACGGGGTTCTTGGGCTCCCGGTCACGCTCGATCCGGCCGACGGCGGCGAGAAGGTGGCCGCTGAGGTCGAGCGCATCTACTGGCGGATCTTCCCCGAGGACGTCACGCGCGAGCTGCTTCGCTACGGCTTGCTCCTCGGGGCGGTGCCGGTGGAGCTGGTGTGGCGTACCGGCGACCGCTGGGTGCCGGAGGTGCGCGTGTGGCACCCGCAGTTCCTTGCCTGGCGAACAGACCTCGAGGCCTTCCAGGTCCAGACCGCTGACGGGCCCCTGATGATTACGCCCGGCGACGGCAAGTGGGCGCTCTTCGCCCACGGCGGTGCCCGCCGCCCCTGGATGGGCGCTCTGGTGCGCAGGCTCGCCATCCCCTGGCTCATCCGCCAGTACGCCTGGCGCGACTGGGCCCGCTGGAGTGAAAAGCACGGCCTGCCCACGATCAAGGCCCGGGTGCCCGCCGAGGCCACCGACGAAGATCGCGAGCGCTTCTTCGACTCGCTGGCGAGCCTGGCCTCCGAGGGGCTCGTGGAGCTTCCCCGGGACGCCCAGGGCAACGGCTTCGACGTCGAGCTCCTCGAGGCCGCCGCCCGCGACTGGGAGGGGTTCAAGGACCTGATCGAGAATACCGACGCCGCGATCAGCGTTGCCGTGCTAGGGCAGAACCTGACCACCGAGGTCAAGGGAGGCTCGTATGCTGCCGCAAAGGTCCACGAGCAGGTGCGCCAGGACTACCTCGAGGCCGACACCGAGGTGTTCTCCACCTTCCAGCGCGAGCAGGTGCTCGTCTGGTTCGCCGAGTTCAACTACGGGGACCGGGAGCTTGCGCCCTGGCCGCGGTTTGATACCGAGCCTCCGGCCGACCGGTTAGGCCGGGCCCAGGCGCTCGGCCAGCTCGCGAATGCGATCCAGGTCTTCACCGAAGCCGGGGTGCCGGTGGACGTGGCCGCGCTGGCCGAGGAGTTCGAGCTTCCCCTCGAGGGCGCGCGTCGCCTGGTTCGCCTGGCCTCCGGCGACCGGCCTTCGGGGGCGAAGGGCTTTGTGCAGGGCCAGCTCTACGCCGACGTGGTCGCCGACCGGCTGGTGCAGCGGGCCGCCGAGGCCGAGCGGGTGGCCTTCGAGCCGGTGATGCGGGAGCTCGAGCGCGCCCAGTCCTACGACGAGGTTCGGGCGATCCTCCTGCGCCACTTCCGGGAGGCCTCCCCCGAGGAGATCGCCCGGCTCGCCGAGCAGGCGCTGCTCATGGCCGAGCTGGGCGGGCGGTACGCGGTGTTGAGGGACCACTGATGTGGAGCGTTAGCCCCGACCCCCTCCGCTTCGAGGAGGCCGTTCGCTGGTTCGAGGGGAAGGTCCCCCTCCTTCCCGGCGAGTTCAAGCGCCTCTCCGCCGAGGCCAAGCGCCGCGCCTTTACGATGGCGGGCATCGCCGAGCTCGACCGCCTGGCCTGGTTGCACCAGACCCTGCTCGACGCCCTCGAGGAAGGCCAGACCCTGGACGCGTGGCGGAAGCGGGTGATGGAGCGCGTGAAGGCCGCGCACCCGGCGCACCTCGAGACCGTCTTCCGCACCAACGTGCAGAGCGCCTACTCCGCCGGCCGCTGGGCCCAGCTCAACCACCCGGCGGTCCGGAAGGCTCGGCCCTACTGGATGTACGACGCCATCCTCGACGCCCGCACCACCCCGATCTGCAGCGAGCGGGACGGCACCGTACTCCCGGCGGATCACCCCTGGTGGCAAAACAACACGCCCCCGCTCCACTTCAACTGCCGCAGCGGGATCCGTGCCCTCACCGAGGCGGAGGCCCGGACCCGGGGCATCGCCGAGGTCCCCCCGGAGGGTGAGCTGCCCCAGGAGGGCTTCGGCCTGCCCCCCGACGCCGAGGACTGGGGCGATACCTACGCCCGCGGGCTCCGCGCGCGGATCGGAGACCCGGGCGGCTGGGAGGAGGCCTTTGCCGGCGATGCGCCCGATTGGCGGAGCTACGGCCGGCCGGAGCGGCTCCCCGCCCGCCCCGCGCCCGCGAAGCCACTGCCGACCATCGAGGACGTCGGCGAGCCCGAGAAGTGGCTCGCGCTCCTCGGCGGGGCCCTGGGGGGGCTGCCGGCCTACTTCCGGGACCCCACCGGCCTGCCGGTGGTGGTGGACTCGCGGCTCATCGACCACCTGCAGCCGGACAAGCGTGAGCGCTTCCTCTCCTGGCTGCCAGACCTGGTTCAGAACCCGGAGGAGGTCTGGCTGGTGCCCATGAGGCGCCCGGGAAGGCGGCGCGTGGTATTCCGGCAGCGGCACTTGAAGGTCTATCGATTTGGGAGGAAACGGCACGCGGTATTGGTCCTTGAGTTCCACCGCGGCGTCCTGGTGGGCGTGACGTTTATCGAGTCGAGGTCGGCAAGCTACTTGCAGAACATGCGGAAGGGGTTTTTGCGTTATGCCAGTCCCAAATAAACGGGCATGCGGCCCCCTGGAGGGCCGCGCGTCCTGCACCGGGGTATCGGGAACCCAGGCCCACCCCGGTGGGTTTCTAGGAACAGTCTACCACGGGAAGGAGGGGTAATGGGAGTTTTGCGGCTGGCGGCCGGGCTCGAGCTCGCGCCCGGGGGATCCGACCCGCCCCGGGCGTTTCGCATCTTTCCCTTCGGGGAGATCGAGACCACCAAGGGGGTCTTCCGCTTCGACGAGGAGGCGGCCCGGCAGGTGATGGAAGCCTGGCGAGACTACGGCAACCGGCTGCCCATCGACTACGAGCACCAGATTGTCGACCCAGTGGCCAACGGGCCGGTGCCTGCGGCGGGGTGGTTCGACCTCGAGCTCCGCGAGGACGGGCTCTGGGCGGCCAACGTCGAGTGGACCCCGAAGGCGCGGGAGTTCCTCAAAAACCGCGAGTACCGCTACTTCTCACCCACCTTCCGGGTCGACGATGGGCGGCGGATCATCGAGCTCATCAACGTGGCCCTCGTCAACCTGCCGGCCACCAAGCGCATGGAGCCGCTGGTGGCGAAGGCGGTGCCCTACGAGGAAGGGGAGGTGGTGGACGGGGCCTGGGACGCCGACGCCGCGGTGGCCCGGGTCCGCCGGTGGGCAAGCAGGGACGGGAGTGGAAGCAAGGAGACGATCGACTGGCGGCGCTACCGCAGGGCCTTCGCCTGGTTCGATGCCGCCAACCCCGAGAACTTCGGGAGCTACAAGCTGCCCCACCACGACGTGCGGGACGGGCGGCTTGTGATCCACCGCCGGGGGGTGATCGCCGCCGCCGCTGCGCTCATGGGTGCGAGGGGCGTGGTGGAGATCCCCGAGGCGGATCTGGGGGCGGTGAAAAGCCACATCGCCCGGCACTACCACCAGTGGGGCGAGAAAGCCCCCTGGGAGAGGGAGGAGAAGATGAAGGTTTTGTTGAAGGCACTGGGACTCAAGGAGGACGCCGGCGAGGCCGAGGCCCTCGAGGCGCTGACCCGGCTCAAGGGGGCGCTCGAGGAGGTCCAGGCCCTCACCGGCAAAGAGGACACCGCCGAGATGCTCGGGGTGATCCGCGCCTGGAAGGAGGGCGCGGCCCGGGCCGAGGCGGTGGAGGCTGAAGTGAAGAAGCTCATGGCCGAGCTCGAGGTCAAGGAGCGGGCGGCGCTCATCGAGGCTGCGAAGCAGGAGGGCAAGCTGCCGCCCGCCCTCGAGGGCTGGGCGAAGGAGGTGCCGCTCGCCACGCTCAAGGCCTACCTCGAGCACGCGCCGAAGCACGTAGAGACCGGGGGCAAGAAGGAGCCCGAGAAAGGTCAGGCCCTCTCCGATGAAGAGCGGGCGGTGATCGTCCAGCTCGGCCTCAAGGAGGATGACTTCCTCAAGGCGAAGGGAGGTAAGTGATGGCACTCAGCAAACCGAGGCTCACCCCCCAGATGGGGGCGGACGCGGTGGTGCGTGACCTTGTGGTCCCCGTGGCCGCGAACGCGTTGATCTACCAGGGCGTCCTGGTGGCGCTCGAGGGCGGTTACGCCACCGCCGGTAAGACCGCGACCAATCTCGTGGCGATCGGCCGCGCCGAGGAGACCGTGGACAACACCGGCGGCGCCGCCGGGGCGAAGACGGTGCGCGTCCGCCGCGGCACCTTCAAGTTCAAAAACAGCACTGCTG